GGCAGTTGGCGCTGAATATGGAACATTGGCACAAGAAGTAAGCAGAGTGGGTAGACATGGATTTAAGGCAACTAAGGGAGGTAGCGGCTGAGTGTCGTTTGAGTCCTAACTACAGGCTTAGACATGCCACTGACGCGGAGTTTCTTGGGCTTGCCTACGGAAGTTATCAGCGCCTACCGCAAGAACAAAAAGACAGGATTCTTGAGGGTTGGGGCAAACTCATTACAGACTCCGGTGGAGCAGTGACCCTAGAGTGTGTCGATGAGATGGTTGGCTTGCGCTTTTTAGCACAAACGAACCTGTATTTTCTTTGCAAACTTTTGGTGATGTATTCTCAGGTGGAAATTGAACCCCATGAGTACATCTGCAATAACTTTTTTGTGCAGAAAGACCCGACGTTTCCGACGTTCAGAGCATTCGCGGACGACTATGCTGACTTAAAGAACAGGTTATTGCTGGTTCCACGCGGCGGCTTCAAGAGTTCTATTGACATTGCGGATTGCGTGCAATGGATTATCTGTTTCCCGGAAGTGACAATCGCGGTTATGACCGGCGTGTACAAATTGGCGGGCGATTTCATTACAGAAATTCGTTCCCACTTCACACTGGACGCAACCGGTCAGGTTGACGAGACAACCAAGAAACCCACCTACAAGCCGAGAGACTTGTTGGACAGGGTGACCGGTGATCGGGCACCGAGTCTTTTCCAGATTTTGTTTCCTGAACACTGCACGCCGCCGGGCGAAGGTCTACAGACAGAGTTTCAGACTCCGGCACTGAGTGGTATTAGGGAACCGTCAGTACGTGCCGCGTCAATCGAGCAGGCTTTGTCAGGTTCGCACTATTGTGTGATGAAGCTAGACGACGTGGTGACGAACGAAAACAGTTTGACGAGCGACCGTCTTGGCAAGGTAAACAAGCAAATCGGCATCAACAAGGCCCTTTTGCATCCTTATGGGTTCTTGGACGTAATCGGCACGTGGTATGACGAGCATGATTACTACGGAAAGATTATAGCCAAAGAGCTAGAGCTAGCCGAGAAGAGGGGCTTGCAGGGCAACATACACGGATCAATTGATAGCGGGCGGTTAGACAGCAACATTTTGGTGAAGGTTCACCTTCGTGCCGCGTTGTGGCTTACCGATGAAGCGAAAAGGTTAGGGAAAATCGAAGAAGAGACAACCGAAGCCGATTGGACTCTTTGGTTTCCTCAGCTACTTCCGTATTCTTTCTTGATGGACGTTAAGGAACGAGACCCGGAAGTTTTCGCCATCAAGTATTTGAACGATCCGCGTCAAGTACACAAAATCAAGTTCCCGCGTGAACTTCTTATGCGCCGTACAATTCCGCACACATTACTTCCCAATCAGGGAGTGATTGTGACGGTGGTTGACGCCGCGTACTCCACAAAATCATGGGCAGACTACACTGTGATCCTTACGTCCCTGATTTATGGCGGCAGGTTCTACGTCGTGAACGTGGTCAGAGGTCGGTACAACGAATATGAACTACCGGCTATAATCGCGGCAGTCGGCCAGAAGTGGAAGCCAAGGAGAATTTGCATCGAAAATTCCGTGGGCGTCAAGTGGATGAACCCGGAATTGCGACGAGAGATGCAAAAGTTACAGATTTCGATTCCGATTGAATATGTCTCTCTTGGCTTAGGAACAAAGGCGAAGTCAAAGCAGTTAAAAGCAAAACCAGTTCTCCGTCTTTTGGGTGACGAGCGCCTGTACTTTTCCAAAGCCTGTGAGGGGCTGGAAGAGTTGTACACAGAAATGGAGCAGTTTACCGGGACTAGCGACGATGCGCACGATGATATTGTCGATGCGTTGTCATTGTTAGTCAGCCAGTTTGCTTCGTATGCAGACATGGGTAGTCGGTTAGAAACAGTCAATGTTGACTACGCCACCCATCGCAGAGAGTCAGAGTTGTCCGATATAGTCTACTGCTCTGGAAGGTATGCGCACCTAAGCGCGACAAACCCACTTGCACAGGACGACAACCCACGTACGGTTTTTCAGATGGAACAGGCACACGTTGAGAACGACTCAGGGATGGTTGATCCATTTTCCGATTTGATGGGGTAAGGAACTAAATGGCAGACATACTAAAAGATGGTGATGGAAGCCGGGCGTTAACAGCCGAAGATTACGGAACAGGGGCAACCTTAAAAACATTCGATGCTGACCTGTCCCTTGTCAACGGTGCTGCGCGTAGGTCCGAGTCATTCATTACCAACAAGCAGTGGAATCTGCTGTGGCGCGATGCTGACTTGCTTTACCAATCTCCTCGCCCGCTGACAGTGTACGAGAATACGTACATCCTTGAGCCTAACGTTCAAAGATTTACAGTGGCCAAGGTTACGAACGCGGTTGTACCGCAGTTGTACAAGGGCCTGTTTTATACCGATCCTCCGTTCTTACCGCGCCCGCGTCCGGGAACTTCGCAGAAAGTTGTGGACGCCAAGCGGGAACTTGCATCCGTCTTTCTTGATGAGTGCGATTTTAAGGCCGAGGTTCGCGCCGGTCTCGAACAGATGGCGCTTTTTGGAACAGGCATCTGGAAGTGGGGCATTGAGTACAAAGAAATTCAGACCATTACCAGAGAGCCGGACCAAGTTGTAGCCACCACAGGTGAGAGTGGCGATCCAAACATTAAGTCCGAGAGCGTGACGATTCCAAAAGACACGCCGCCGAAAATTACCAGAAAGGTCCGCATGGCTCCAAGGCCGTTCTTTGAGAACCGCCGTTTGGATAAAGTTTTAGTAGACCCTAAAACCAACACCGGAGACATTCGGCGTGCGAAGTACGTCATTGACGTGCGGTATGTCGATTTTTATGACATAGACAAGATTCGCAAAGCTATTGCCTCTATGCCCGAAGATAGCGAGGAACGCAAGAATTGGCGATTCCCGCTAGACGAAAAAGAACTGATGAAGTGGTGGATGCCGCCGAATCAGAACTCTACGGCGCAACCATTAGCCGTCGAGTTGGCTAGCGAAGCAAAAGGCTTTGTCCATCACGCACAGGACCAGAACATTATCGCAACTCCCGACCTTTTGTCAACCAAGAAAGAGTTGCTTGAGTATTGGGACAATCGGCGCAAGATCGTCGTTATAAACCGTGAGCACGTTATGTTCTCCGGCCCAAACGAGTTCAACCAGATTCCGTTTTTATCGGCTAACTGGTGGAACAGATCGAACGCGTTCTATGGAATGGGTCTTGGACTTATCGTCGGACAGAATCAACGTGTGGATCAAGGTACGATTAACGCGATTCTCAAGATTCTGTCTTTTGGGGTCAACCCTGTGTACCTTCGCAGGAGAGATTCAAATGCTACTACGCAGATGATGCGTACGAGTATTGGCAAGATTTATACTGTAGATGCGCCGCCTGACGGTGATCTTAGTAAGGTCTTTAGCCTGTTGGAAACCCCAAAGGTTCCTAACGAAGTTTGGCAAGCACTTTCAGAGTCAGAAAAAGCCACAGAGAGTTCATCGGGGGCCGATCAAACTCTCGTACAAGGATCGTCAGCCGGTCCACGTTCGTCAATTACACGCACGGCTGGCGGCGCAGGTATCATGGCGAATGCCAGTGCGACCCGCTTGGACGGACCACTTGACAACCTAATAGATCAAGTGTTTCGACCATTCTTGTACATCATGGACTACCTGATTAAGTGCTATGTATCAGATGCCGAGATTAGAGGATTCTTGGCGAGGAAATGGGCAAGGATTACCAGCTTGACCTGAAAGAATACCACGGTGGTAAGGTTGAGTATGAGATTCTTGCCGGTGCAAGTCTCGCCGCAAAGCGTACGATGGCGCAATCTATGGCGCTCATTACGCAAATCTTTGAGAATCCCGGAATGCAGGAAAATCTGGCAGACATCAATGGCGAGTATATCGACTTCAAGCCGATTCTCAATATGTGGATGGAAGCTAGCGAGTGGAAAAACAAGCAGGACATTATCAAGCCAATGACACCGGCTATGATGCAGCGCAGACAGCAAAAGTCGCAAGCTGCACAGGCTCAGTCGAAGGCCGCGATAAATGCGCAGAACAACCAACAGAAGTTCTTGCAAAAGTCCGCACTCGAACAGCAATCGGCTGACAATCGTATCAAGCGTGATGTTGTTGTGGCCTCGTTTAGAGATAACGCTGTAAGTGAGGCTACCGAGGGCGTCCCATCTACGGGCGGTCTTGAGGGCACGTTACCAACGGTTGAGTAACCATTTGACCGGGGAGGGTTAAGTGCAAGACGAAAGAGCATATTTTCCAGAAATCGATTTGACACCAGACGAGCGGGCGCAGCTTATGCACACAATAAGCACGCCCGGACAGTCCGTGTTCAATAAGGTTTTCAAATCAGTAGTTGACGGTTACACCACGCACTTGCTGAATTCGCCAGAGGGACAACCAGAGATTGTACACGAACGTCTCATCATGGCCAAGGTAGCGGCGCAGCTTTTCACGTCACTGGTTAAACACATAAATGCAGAGGTTGTGCAGTACAAGCTGCTTATGGATCAAACTGCAATACAACCACCACGCGATGACACTGCGGGGTTGCTGGACATTGGTGCAGCGCCGAGCACGTTTGATGACGTGGAACGAGACGACATACTTGAGCAGTCCATAGAGGAGGGATTGTAATGGCGGAAAATGAGACCACAGAAGTAAACACTCAGCAAGAGACTCAGGCAACTGAACAAGTCGCTGTAAATACCACTCCTGTTGATTTGCCGGAATTGCGCTACACCTATCAGCCTACCGATGAAGAGGGTAGACCGATGGGCGGAAAGCAAGTTATCAAGTACAAAACGCCAGAAGAGTTGGCCGGTAAACTTGCCGATCAAAACACACAGTTGATTCGTAAGCTGCGGTCTGAGACGCGGAAGAATCGCCTTGGTATCATTGAGGGCGATGAGATTCCAACCGAGTCACCAAAGTTTGTTGAGCCTATTTCGTTCAAGCCCCTCGAGTTGACCGCTGACCAGAAGATTCAGATTTCTCGTGATCTTTTGGACCCGGAAAAAGCTGGTGAAGCTACGGACGCGCTTGTTGCCGCACGGTTTGGTGCGTCACCAGAAAAAGTTATCAAGACGCTGGCAGACGTGCAGAATACAAACATTCGCATTCTGGCCAAAATTGAGTCGGATGCGTTTGTGGCTGCCAATCCTGATTACGTGAAGTGCCAGAGTAACTTTGAGGCTATCACGAGTTGGATGGTTCGATACGATTTGTCCCCTGTGAGGGAAAACTTCCAGTTGGCCTATGACAAGTTGAAAGAAGCTGGAAACGTTTTGGTTCTAAGCTATGCTGATGTTCCCGAAGAGGAACGCGTGCAACCACCGGTTACCCCGGTTGTAGCGGTACAGTCAGAACCAGTTGTTATTCCTCCGGTAGTTGTTCCTCCTGTGGTTGAGGAAGTTCCGGTAGTGGCGGCAATTGCCAGCGGTTTCACTCGTAACAATTCTGATGGAACTGCCCCGGTAAAATCGGCCAGTGATGAGTTGGTTTACGAAGTCAAAGTTAAGGATGACATCCGAAAGTATACAGGTTTGGCGGCTATTAACGCAATGCCAGCCGACGTGTACAGACGGTGGATTCTCAGTGATCCAAAGCACGCTGCTTTAGAGCAGCAACTTATAGCCGAAGCGGCATCACGCCGGGCGGCTAAAGCACAGGGTCAGTAACAAGTTCATTGCCCACGTAAAGTGGGTGCTACTCGCGCCCGGAGCCTAAGCGGGCAAAAAAAGTTGAATGATTCGGCAGTCGGATTACTGCACGGCATTCCCTATTTATGTGACAGGCACCAATCGGTCAAATCCCTGATCGGACAGTTACGCTAGTAGTCGGATTACTACTCAGTACGAACTG